CTCCCGCTACCGTTGGGAACAATGCCCCAGGTCCAATCAGGACTGCCTGAGCTCCATTTACGCCTGCGTAAACGTTTGCGACGGCCGCGTTGCCCGATCCCGCGTCACTAAGTGTGGGGGCCGTTACTGTGGTTAGAGCGCTCGTCGTGACAGTAATTGAGCATAAATAATATCCATTTCCAAGAGACACCATCGACTGACTGGCGGCAGAGAAATTGGGGCCAAAGATGGTAGCCGCAACACCAACCGCACCGCCCGCCAAATCAAAAACACAATAAGCCCCGCCGGTCGGATTTGTGGTTGCGGTTGCAGCATCGGTTATCTCCAGTGTTGCACGAGTCCGCGTACCTTGCTTCATTATCCGGGCATGCGTGTAGGATATAGAGGATGCGGCTTTTAGAACCGTTTGTGAAACATAATGCTGGCCGTTTGTGGTGTTCTCAACCAAAGCCCCGATGTTAGCGTTGCCATCCGGTCCTGTCGCAACATTCGCAGTTACGGTGGAGTTTACGTTGCCCCACACCTGCGTCTTGGTGGCGTCCTGCGACCACACCAGCAGGTTCGGTTTGCCGCTATTTCCGGAACTGATCTGCGGACTGGCGATGACGACTTCACCAGTGACCTTGTTGCCTCCAGCAAGCAGCACATTGCGCTGCATGGGCGTCAACCCCAAAGCTACCTCATTCGCAAACGCGGAAGTAGCGGCACCAATCAGCAATCCTCGTTTTGTGAATTTGAGCATAGCTGTTAGTTCTGCGGCCCAGAGAGCGTCCAGCGCACGAGTTTGTTTTGATCCGCCGTGTCGGTCGCGACCGTGACGGCGCACAGATAGAGATTTTGTCCCGGCGACGTATCCACATTCTTGTAGTCCCAGGTGATGCCCTGTAGCGCCGCATAGCTGTTGGCATCGCCCGTCGTTACCGCAGGGGCAGCAGGCGTGATGGCGAACGGCGGGGCAATTAAGAAAGCGTCATCGGTATCGCTTCCCGAGAATGCCGAGTTATCAGTGCAAGTAGTCCCAGTCGGGTTTTTCTGCCAGATACGAACCACAAGCTGTCCAACAGAGGCGCCGGTTGATTTGTAGCCGATGTTGGTGAGGATGCCGCTCCCGCCGTTGACACGAGCTAGGGCAATAGAGAACAAGCCCCCAACAGACGTACCGGCCGCATGAGACGAATTTGCTGGGGTGGCTGTAGCGACGATGGCGCCACTGTCGTAACCGCCAGCAATGACGCGCGTGTTGCCAAGCAAATCCATGCTGGCAAAATCGAGGTTGCCGTTCGTTCGCGCAGCGGCCGTAGTCTCAACATACGCCATTCCAATAGCGCCAGTCTGACTACCGTAAAGGGCGTTTTTGGCCACTCCGATAGGATTGACAGAGAGCGCCCCACCAGCCGTCACAGTTGCAGTATTGCCCCCCTGTACAATCGTAACATTGCCGCCACCCGAACCGCCTCCACCACCAGAACCAGAAGGCGTGCCAGTTCCACCAGAGACGTTAATTGTCGTTGTGCTAGATGCCGTAATACAAGCTACAGTATCAAACGCTCCGACCGTATAAGTAAAAAATCCACCAGGAGCAACTTGATCGTTTGACGTAGTTGCAGTGGTTGCACCAGTTCCAGGCTTACAAAAAGCCGCTACCGAACCTGTATTATACAAAACAGCAGTGCCGCCACTTGGCAGAGAAACACTGCTAGAAACACTAGAGACAGATATTGGCGTAGCGTATGCTGGCGTTGGTGCAAATGCAGCAGAAGTAAAAGAACCAGTCACAGGAAAAGGTGCAGTCTGACTAACCGGAATACAATTTCTACCACTTGTATCTGTTATGCAAACTTTAACTGATATTTGAGCAAAAGCATTCTTATCAAGCGCAAAAAATGCGCAAAATGCCCACACTAATAATGCGAGTAAATAGCGCATGTTTATATTCCGATTCAAAATAAATATTACTGGCAAGCCCAAACACCGGCCTTAGCCGAAAAGCAATCGTACGCGGTATGAGTTGCCAAAGTGGCCGAAGTTCCATTGTTAATAGTATCTTGCGTAGCGCTTACCGGATTATTTGTGACATTTGGATAAATAGTTAAAGTCGATGCGCCATTATTGTAAAAACGAATAGAGACTCCCGGCAAAGCAAACGGGATTGAAATTCCAGTGCTTGCCGCAGTCGTGTCAATTTCAACAAATTGAAGATTAGACGGAATGACGGTCGCTGTAGCCTGAGTGGTACCAGCCGCCGTGACACCGTTCGTAAAAGTATTGTTCTGACCTTGAGCCAGCCCTAGAACATAAGCCCCGTCGATTAGACGAAAGCCGGGCGTAGGAACCTGCCCGACTCCCCAGGCGATGCCAACGGCAGCAATCGACGCCAGAATACCGGCTAGAAGCTTTTTCATATTAAGGAATCCTTTGTTGAGCCAATAAGGTTTTTACAAAAACATGATTTGGAGCTAAGTCATAAAGCTCTTTAAATTGTTTTGCCGCACCTTCGAAATCATTTGCCGCTATCATTTGTCGAATCAAAATTATCATTAGGCTAGTTGAGTTTGGTTCGTAGTATTTGACAGCCAATAATACGTCTAAGTTATTCTGGATATCTGCAACTTGCATAATTCCAGTTCTAAATCTAAAATCCCATGGAAACATCTTAAGCGCGAATTGTAATTTGCCTAAATCTTGTTCCAGCATTCCTTGCGTATGAATATATTCTGCCGCTCCAAAACACAAACTGAGCGTCATCCCAATTACGCAAGCAATCATAGAAACAAAGCGACGTAATAAATAAAGTTGTAGGCACATATAACGGAAAACCAAATAAACCCTCAATGAGAAACGCCAACACCACGTATTTAAGCGTCGATTTCGTAAATACTGTGCCCAATATAATCGCTGTGTAAAAGATAACTCCAAAAATCCCATAATCAAAAATTAATTCGAGCAAGTCATTATGAATGTGAATGATCGAATATGAATTATCTACTATATCGAAATAATTTAAATATTCATTGCGGAATGAGTTAATTCCATGTCCTAGTAAATTAAGATGTGTTGTCGCAAAGGTCCAAAGTTCTAGGCGATCTTGAATGCTCGTACTTCTCAGCAAGAGGCTTGAGAATATTATCAATATAATAATTCCACAAAGCAGTAGCTTCCATTTGACGTTTAACTTTATCGCAATCATACCCACAATAAGCAAAGCGATCACCGAAGCGCGTTGCATCGGTAACAGCATTGCCGGAACCATTAGCGGCAGTAGATAATATAGGCGATAAACTAAGCATCCAACTATCACCAGTGCCGTTGCTTCGGCCAGTATGTTACCATTTATAAACAGTCCAGGAGGCGAATTAAATATTTGCACAACTGGACGGTATCCAAACCATTGAAATAAACAGAAAATGCTATTTATTCCAACACCTAAAGAACAAGCAATAAACAGGTGCTTAAATTGCAAATCAGCTTTAAAGTGTATCAGCAAGGGAACAAAAGCAAACAATGAACACCATCTTAGAGTTGTAGCCGCACCTTCAACGTTTGGCCAGTATGCTGTGAATAGGACAAATGCTAACAAAAGCCATGGGCGGCACCAGTTAAAGATGCCGCCCATTTAATCTATTACGGTTCCGCCGACCATCCAATTACGCCAGTGCCAGCGCCAGAACCGACAAACTCCGATGCCTGACCGGCAGTAGCAGTAGTTTGAGAAGATAGCGCACCAGTCGCAGGAGTGTTGCTAACACCAGTGGTTACGAGAGTGCCGGGAGTGGTCTGAGTACCGGCAATGAGCAACTTAAATCCTCCAATGGTGATAGGCGAAGTGATTGGAGTAATGCGCATTAGTTGCGGGAAACGATAGAGAATATTAACTTGATTGGTAGCACCGACAATAGCACTTGCGTAAATCGGAGTGCCCGCCGAACCATTCTCTTGAATAGTCCAATATCGCGCAAGCTGAAGATTCCAATCGTCAGCTAGGTTACGGCGAACGAACGGGCTAGGCGCCGTTGAAGTTCCGCCGCGATATTCAAGCTGCGCGTTACCAATTTCAAGATAATCGTTGGTTCCAGCAGTACCAACGCCAGTAAGGCAGATTTTAACGCCAACGCCTAGCGTCTGAGTAGTAGTTCCGGTGGCGTAATAAGGAATCTGCGCCGCAACGCTATAGCGCGCCCAGCTAGTTGATGCTGTGGTTAGAGTGTTAACGGCCTCAGTGTAATTGGTAATATTCTGAGTGCCGGTCAATGAGCTAGCAAAAATTCCGGTATTAGTGCCCTGACCATTAGCGGCGCCAGTCGTCACGTCAGTCGCAGTATGATAACCAATAACGAGATTCACACCGAGCGGTGAAAAGTTAGCGCCCTGTTGAAGCTCAACCGAAAAAATAGCCGTTCGAGTACCAGTTGACGCATTAATAAAGGGCTCTGATTCCGCATCTGGCAAAAGCTGACCAACGCAATATTGTCCAGTTGCAGTTTGATTAGCCACGCGCTGAATGCGCATGGACGCCAAAGAACCAGGAGGCTGACTAGCTGCACCAGTTTGCTTCGAAACAGTCACAAGCGGTGCAGTAGTTCCACCATAAACATACCAACCATCGGCGGTATAGATTGCCGTATTCAGAGAAAGCGAGGCAAAGCTAGTACCACGCTGCCAAAGATTCTGTCCAAAATCACCGCCAACAATACCGTTAATCTTGTTATAAAGTAGTGGAACCGGAATCTTACCAGATTGAATACCGCCAGCTTGCGCCGGATTGGTATCGGCAGGCACCGTTTCATTTCCAGTTAAAGCGGGACCAGCCGGAATAGTAGACTGACAAACGTTGTTAACAGTGCTGGCGCAATAGCTAGGACCGCCAAGAATCGGCATGTCCGGTGCAAAAGTCTGAGCTAAAGCAGCAATTCCAGTAGCAGCAACCGTAGCAAATAAACCGATTGCAATTTTGCGTAACATAATTTACATCCTTAAAATGAGGAAAATCTAATTCTTCGGCCGAAGAATCTTTAGAACTTAGCGTAATAGATAGCAAAACATAGACTGATAAAAACGATAGTTAAGGCGATAAATGTCATGACACCAATTTAATCTCAATAGGAACAACGTCTAACGGTTCCAAGTCGCTATCAATCTGTTCCACAACCTTAAGCTTGTTAACGTTCTGTTCGGGCGATGGAATTAAAACAAGCTCCATCACATTATTCTGAAATAGATTGTTGTTAGTCGAATTATCAATGTTGATTTTACCAGTGTAACCCAACACTTCAGCGTAAGCTTTTAAAGCTGCGATCCGATCTTTAGCTTCGTGAACGTGGAAAGCCTGCCCGTTTCGCGTAACTTTTTCATCTGCAAGTGCAAGCAGCCTAGCGGCTAACTCCGTCTTGTCAAGCGGCTTTTCTACTGCTTTGATGGATTTCAAATAGATATCGCGACTGGCCATCGCTATCGGGTCGGCCATCCAATGAGCCGATACCCACAATGCAGGCCCCGTCTGATCATTAAAAATCTCTAGCCCTGCCTTGAATGCGTTGTCGCGATTAACCTCCCCAAGCTTCGCTAATGCGATGCCAAAAGCCTTTTTCTTTTCTTCGTCAGTCGCGAATGCCGGTAGGATTTCAGCCTGGGGAGGTGCTGGATTGGCGAACGTACCCCACGCAGGGCGTTCAACTTCGAAGAATGTATTCAGTCTAGTCCAACTCATTAACCGGCATTACCACAAATAAAAACCCGGTGCTAGGGGGGTTATAGCACCGGGTTCCGAGGCAGCCCAACTCGCCGCATAGCTTTATCAGGCTTCTCTAACTACTAACACACCATCGCTTGGTGACTTCTGACCTTTAGCATACTCAAAGTCCTTTGTCACCGGATACGCTGCGAAATGACGCGAATAAATCAACTTAGGACGCAACACCGCACTCGCACTGTAAATGGAATTGCCAGCGCCATCAACTTCCGGCTTGTTGTTAATGAAATTACGGCTTTTAATGTGGACTTCTTCCTGTACCTCATGACCATCAATGTCATGTTCCTCAATCGAGTAATAATTACGTGCTCGAAAGATTTCTTGCCGCATATATTCGAGCGTATCATTCGCTGTGTCAGCATTGGCAACAAAAAAGCCTTCGCCAACTGCCAACTCGTCAAATGGATAACGCGAGAAAAAACCTTTATCATCCGGTCCAATGGCATCTTTTACGCGAATAAACTTTGCAGGCTCAATCTTCGGCTTGTCTTTTTGAACATCGACAACTTCTCTCTGCTTTTCTTGACCTAGCTCTTGCGCGCTAAAACGAGCATTGTCAGTAACCGTTTGCGTTTCCATGACTAAAATCCTATGTTGGGGAAAGTCTGGTTAAACGCGCTAAGTGGCAAAAAAGTTCCCTCACCCAACTTTCTAACTTTCTAACTTTCTAATTATACAATCAAATTCATCTTCTCCTTCTGGCGTCAAATATTTAAAAGTTTTGTCAACATATTCTCGCTTAAATCTCAATTCTCTTAACCTATAGAGATTTATATTAACTGTAATTGTATCTTGCAAATATTCAGCAGCGGCACCAAAATGATATGAGCTTTCAACCCTACCGCGAACTTGACAAATATCATTTCGCCTTAAATCATCTGAAACATTTACAAAATCGCCATCATTTGGTCCGCCAATACATTTTAATTTCATTTCAATCAATCCTCCAGCATCCCAGGCCCCGGATGCTGGTTTGAAAATAGCGTCCAGCACTCTCAGCTTTTTTTAAATTGTGATAATGTGATTTGTCACAACTTGGATAATGGTATGTTGCGCCGGAAGTAAATTTGATCTCCAATGTGTCTTTGGCGTCGTGGTAGTCTATATGTTCTATTGAGGATGAATTTTTAATTTTGTGATGATTGGTTGTCATTTCAACTCCATTTGATTGGTGCGCTCGATCAGATTCGAACTGATAAACAAGAAATTTTAAGTTTCTTTGCGTTACCGATTAGCATACGAGCGCATTAGCTCATCTATTCAACACATTCAAAGCTTCAACAACCGACTCTGACGTTTCAAACGGCCCGAGACTTTCAAACTCGCTATCAATGTAATATTCAACTTTTTTCCACCACCATTTGCCAGTCTCAACGCTGCGCACAGTATATTTTACAGGTTCAAATTTTATTTCACCTTTAAGCCATTGAATTTGAATTTGATCAGTCCCATCCATTTGCTCATTTCCCCTTAGCTGTCTCAACAATATAATTATTCAGAATTGCCCACACAGTGAGTTTCCCGATCCAAATCCTGTGAGAACGATTGCTATAGTCGATATCTTCTTCCCTGACCACATTATCGTTAGCGTCGAAAACTGTAACTGTCAATGGAAAAGTGTCAATTGGTTTCATTAATGGGACTGACTCAGGACCATTTAAATTAGGATGCTTTTTATTCATTAACCCTCACAATAGCCCTGACCGGCGTATTCCGATCAGGGCCAATATCAATACGTAATGAAATCAAGCAGTCCGAGCAATAACAGCACCATTAGCCGGTGCAGTCCAACCACCATACGACTTGCCAGCTTCAACAGGCCGGATTTCAAAGTTGCGAGTAAACTTGCGAACGTCAACCTGTTTTGTCTCCATGATCTTGTTTCCAGCCGCATCCAACTCCAACTTATTACCCTTGCCGCGCTTCGCACGAGTGACAGACTTCTGGCCAACCACTTCGGCAAAGCGAAGCTTGGCACTCGACACAGTGCTGCCAAGCGTCTTTACCGGATCAGGATGCTTCGCACTAACCGGAACAAAGAAGCTCTGACCAACCTCCATCTTTTCGAACGGATACTTAGTCGGCGCTCCACCGCCACGCAAACCCGCACCACGCTTAGACGCAGGCAACTCAATGCCACTAATTAACTCATAGTTAGAGGCCGATTCGGCAACCGGAGCGGCATTACCATTCGCCAGATAGGCCGCGCCAGCCTCATTAATTCGGACCTGGGCGGTGCCCGTGGCCGGATCAACAGGCGCACAATCAATCAACGCAGGCTGCAAACCCAAGCCAGCTTCCATTGCCTGGGCATGATTTACATGCGTCACCTGACCACTGGCAATAGCCGCAAGCAATTCACGATTTACAGCACTTTCCACAACTTTACCCTTCTTAGCCATATTTTATCTTCCTGTTATGATCCCTTTTGGGTCGCTTGGCATCCCTGAGATCGCTTTGCGTTCAAATCGCCATCATTGGCAATACCGGATTTATAGGAAACAGTCCTATTCATGTCAACACGTTCAACCCATCTTTCATTGCATTCGCCAACAATATTTTCTTCTTCGGCGCCGCACTTCACACAAAACATAATCCAGCGATGACCATCAGCGTAAGCGTCTGTTTTATGATTTCTCATTTGATAAAAAACTCCCCATGCAGTTCCATGGCAGCTTTATTATAGGCTTGTACGGCCTCTTCTATAGTGTCAAAAGTTCCAAGCACAATGGACGCTGTAAACTTATTGTTTTTAGACGACCGTACTCATTTTCCTTCCTCTTTCTTTTCCTCAACCGGCTTCTGTGCCGCCTGTTGCTGTTCTGCCACCTGTTGACGCAGCTTGTTAATAAGCGGCGCGGCCTTGTTAAATGGCTGCGTTCCCAATCCTTCGCCGATTAGGTCAAGCTCTGTCGCATTAAGTTTCAAGCTGTATTCCTGAACAGTCTGAGCATAGGCTGAAGTTGATAGCACTAAAAATCCAATAACAATAGTCTTTTTCATCCTTCACCTTCCATGTTTGATTTCAACTCGATAATCTTTAGTCACTGCCCACAATAACACATTGTTTATCCACTTGCGAACACTATTTTTACTGAAATCTTTCTTATGCTCACGAATTAAACGCTCGCCGTCGTAGATGAAAACGTTAATCATAACGGCTCGGCGTCGTTTGGGTTCGTTGTATGGACCGCCGCAATCAAAATCGGCATATTCGGGATAACTGAATTGCTGCGACATTTCCCCTCCGCGTCAACCAGAGAAACGCCAACCCATTAAACACCATCCACCACTCAATGGCTATTAGAATATTTTCTGAGATCATGAGAGTGATCTTTCGGCAAATTAGCAAACCTTTGAGCACCAACCGTCCAACAAATAATTTGAGATTTCAATTCGTCAATGATTAGATTGGCCTCAACTTCTATCTTCAATAGATTGACTTGTATTCATTAAGACCACGATTGATTTATCCATTTGATTTGCTCCATGATATTTGGCTGGTAGAGCAACCAAGGCGCCTCGGCCTGACTTAAAGTCATAGCTCTACCACCCGAATATCACTTCACTTTGATAATCACACCATCTTTCATTTCACATTCGGCATACCAAGTGTGGGCAGCAGGATAATGCGGACCCTCGATTGCAACACGGCCGGTGTGATTAGAAAGATCAGGGCCAAGGCCCGGTTGATACGCCTTAACTGAAGCGAATGATGATTTTACTCCGTCGTGATTGTCAAGATAATTTGCCACTGCTGCCTTAAACAGCTTTTTTGTTTTGAAGTTATAATTTGTGTAGGCCATTAGTCATTCTCCATTTAAGTTGACAAGCCAACCTTACTTTAATCCAGATTGACTTGTCAACTGTTTATTTAATTCAACGGTGCTAAATCAAGCCATTGAACACCAGGAACATTCATCTCAATCAAAATCTGCACCGTATCTTCGGCAAACTCAGATAGAAACTTGTCCCGAGCAGCATGCGCGTCAGCGGCATGAGCAGCAGCATGAGCGTCAGCAGCATGAGCAGCACGAGCAGCATGAGTAGCAGCATGAGCAGCAGCATGAGCGTCAGCAGCATGGGCAGCAGCATGAGCAGCATCAGCAGCATGAGCAGCATGAGTAGCAGCAGCAGTATGAGCAGCAGCATGAGCGTCAGCGGCATCAGCAGTATTTTTCGCTTGTAACGCCGCTTGTCTAGTTCCCTCTATTTCGCACAAATTAGCAGCTTCAAGCAAAGCTGCTTTATGATCAATATTTTTACAAATTGACGCTGCCGCTCGTAGTGCAAAGGGAACGGCTTTTTTAATAGCAAGGCTGGCGACACTTTTTGCAAATTTAACATTGTCAAAAAATCCAGCACTGCCGAGTTGAATTAGAGCCAGCCGACGCATTCCGTTAGCTCTGACTTGATTTGATGACCATTTGGCGTCATTTAATCTAATTTTAAATGATCGCAAAACTGGCGCCACGCAAACAGGGTTATCTCCATGCGGCAAGCCAAATGCATAGCAAACAGCAGCCTCGACACACATTTCACCCGGCTTATTATTTCCAAGCCCGGCAACAAGACCACAATTCACCAATTCGAGAACTTTCTCAGCATGTTGCCTAGTGACTTCAATTGACATTTTTTCTCTCCATTCGACGTTGAAGTTGACGACTTTAATTGGACCGGTGGCCCTGTCAACTATTATTTCACAACTCACAAGCCTTCCGTATCATATCCCAGGTTTCAACCGTCATTCTAATTGTGATGACGCTATCATCTTCATCATCTATCTCAGTCGTCACAGCGTCAAATGCTGCTTTAACTGCCGCAACCAGTCCCAACGAACGTTTATTGGCTGGTGGCTTGGCTTCTGGTTCTGGTGAAGCCTCAACATGCCTTGGCAATGCCCGCTGACTTCCCTCCGCTTCGGCAACTGCCACTGCATCCTGAAGCACCCGGGTTGCCTTGGCGCCGTTGTGTTCCTTTAGCGTTGCCATTGCCATTGAAGGCGACACCTTGCCTTCTACCACCATTTGCTTAATCGGTTCCGGCATCGTTAGCAAGTCGAGAATTTGACTTATCCGCGCTGCGCTAATACCAGCCTTCTTAGCGATATCGCCTTGCTGCCATCCCATATCAACAAGCCGCTTATAGACTCTGGCTTGCTCCATTTGAGAGAACGGTTTACCGCTATTCCGAATGATCTGGCTGAATAGCTTATCGGCATCATTTGAATATCTATCTTCCAGGATCACTGGAACAGTCTTAATTTCAGCGCCACGACTGATTGCCAGCATGATCGCTCGCAATCGGCATTCACCATCCGACAGCCAAGCTTCACCGTTCTCCCATGAAACGGTTAGTGGCTGTCTAACGCCAATCTCGGCAATTGACAGTGCCAATTCCTCAACGTGTTGAAGATTGGTCGGTTCGTTGAAGTCGCGACCATTCCAGTTAGCTTTAACCTTGATCTTTGCAGGATTGATTTTATGAAGATCGGAGCGACCTTCAGCGATTGATGCAATGCCGGTGCTTTTGCTCATGATTGCACCATTTCGGTATTGCGAAGCATGTCGGCGGCTCGGCGCCATACATAAATTTCTCGCAATGCCAATTCTCTACCTTTATTGGTAGTTTTTGGTTTGGAGACTGTCATTAGAGTGTTATTTGCAAAGCTATCGAACATCTCTGCAATATCTTCAAGCGACTTGGCTTTATAAGTGAGCGACATTTTGACTTCCCCTCCATCTGACTTGCGTTGCCATTCAACGCACCATCAACTTAAATTATTTAACTGGATTGTCAAACAAATAAAGACAAATTGTTAGGTAATTAAATTGCTTTATTCAACTTTAATTAGCAACTTTATTTCGAACGCGGACCCCCACGAACATATCCGCCAGCCAAATGACTGTCAAGCTCTTTCGGATTAATTCGCTTTAATTCCCGTGTCGTTTGATGGATTACCCACACTTTGCCAGCAAATGCTGCCCCTCGCTTGTCATCCTTAAACGTTGCAGCCGACATTGCGGCAACCTCGCTATGCAAGCTGTAACGTTTTTGTTCCCTATCCCAAAGCACCTGGGCCTTTGTAATGGCTTCAAGCTCCGAATGGCCAGTGCAACGGACTAGCCATTGATCGCCATTAGGAAGCACCGCATAGGCCAGCCAAGCCTCATTGGGCTTGGCGTTGGTTGAATGATAGGTAACGATTTGCGTGGTCATTTGAACACCCGTGTAAAGCGGTAATCGTTATCCTGATTAGACCAGAATTTTACGATTGAATGACGCGCCCTAACCTCCGGTGTAAACTCACGAAGGCTTGCCAAAGCCGCTCTGTAGGTTTTGAAAACCATGACCATTCCCCTCTGTTGATTGCCCTAAGTTAAACTTTTTAATTCAACAGTCAATCAACTTTAATGCATAGCTCTCATGCAACTTTAACCTATCACTTTAACGTAACACTTTAATTGCAACCAGCAATCAACATTCCACCAATATTCATAGCTGGACCTGGACACTTAGATGCGTTGACGGCAAGCCAAATCATAACGGCTATAGATAGGACTATAGCAATCCTACCTTTCATGACCAAATCCCCACCCATTACAATGCGCCAACTCATGCCGACGCAACACGGCTTGATTAGCTTTTGGCAGATAGATCAGACAGCCACCATTGCCCATTCGAAACGTACAGGCATAAGCGCCTGGACATAGCGACAATATTTCATCGGCCGTTAGAACCTTTTCGATTACAGGAACTAGCGGGCGATGCAAATATTGCTTAGGAATTGGATAGGCTTGGTCTAAGGTCATTTTCGTAACTCAACATAATAGCCGCTTGCTCGAAATTCAGAAGCGGCTTTTTCATCAACCACAATATTATACATATTTTTCTTTTCTTCTTCAAACTTAATCAACCCAAGAGCCTCTAAATAGTCACATAGCTTACTAAACGGAATGTCTGGACGATTCATTGGACCTCCAGCTTGTGAATTTTGCATTTTACTATAAGCTTCTTCTCTTGTCATTTTAATTTCTTTCTTTCGCTTTATACATTCGCCATCAACAGTTTTAACAAAAACATCACCGTTCGGACCTTTACCAATCAAATATTCATAAGCATCACCATTGACATCCCGCCAGTTCATTTCCTCACCGCCTTTTCCTCATACCACAAATGAAAATCTAACTTTTGTTTTGAAACTTCGCATTGCTCAATACTCAACGTCAAATCCTCAATGTATAATAATCCAGGATCATCCGACGCCAACTCAATGCGAAGCAATTGCTTCAAATGTTCAAGACGACTGTATTCTTGTTTGGCCATTTTACATTTTCCTCTGTTCGAGATAACTAATCACAACATCCCTAGCCTGTTCCCACCCAACACAAACCTCAGCAACATAACCCTGACACCGAAGCATGTCAATCCATACTTTTTGTTCTGGTGTAGCTCTGCCGACTGGCTTAACAATCCTATTTCCATCTGATGACAATACAGCAGGCGCTTTAAACTCAATCCACAATCCACTGAATTGACCACGCCTAATCGGCAAACAAATATCAGGCACGCCAGCTTTAACACCAGTACCCTTAAGTTTACCAGCCGTTCGCTTGTCACGCCATCCACCATTTGGGATAGCAAACATCCATTGTGTCTCTGGATATCTAGCCCTATTGATTTGAAAATAACAGAACAATGCGGACTGATGCGAATCTTCGGAACCGGATTTAGCAAGGATTTCTGGTGTCATTTTAATGCCGCGTCCATAATTGCACGTCGAACCCTCTCAATCATTTCATTCGACATCTTCCATTCCCCATATCTGCCGTCGATACGGCAAGCCAAGCCGTCTAGCTCGCCTGTGCAAAGCTCCTAGACCGTGACCCATCCTAACTGCCAAAACCTTATCTGGCAAGCGTGTTGGCCAAAGTTTCTTCAACTTTTCATCGTCAATTTTAATTGGTAAACGTTTACTCAACATTGACTAGAACTCCCATCATTATTTCGTCACTGGCGACTATAACAATTCAGAGCATGATTGCTAGTCGCCAGTAGCTAAATAATAGCCGCTTTTAATTGGTGCGGCGCATTGGACAACTCCTATTCCAAGTTACAGATAATCACTACTTTACAGCGCGCAACTTAACGCCGCTGCGCACCATAACAGGAACCTTAGCAAACCACAACCAATCATAATAAGTTGAAGCCATCCTTACAACATCGCGAGCATGAATGCCCGGATCGCTGCCTTCAAACCGATTGCATTGTGTACTCGCCATATTCAGCGACATTACACGATAATCCCGCTTTAATGTTCTCGACTCAGTATCTTGCCTTTTACTCATTCAACATCCTTACTTTAACCCATCCACTTTAATTGTCAAGCTTTAATTTGCATGTCAGTCATGCATTTATGCTATCCCCATTGCTCAGCCATCGCATTAGCAATTCCTTGCAATGTTCTACTTCTTTCTTTCCAACGATCAGAACTAGGCGCCATCCGATGAACACGAGCTTCGCGACCATCAACAATATCCGTGGGCTTTAACACTGGTAAATTCTTTAACCATAGACAAGTTGCTTTAATCTCGCCATGCCCAAATTGCCACGGCTGGATGATTTGATCTGGCTTTCGTATCCTACTCGATATAATTGAAATTGGATTTTCTATTGCAATGCGCTCAATCGGTGCATTCATTAACATTCGAACAAACTCTAATGCCTCCACTTGTTCAACTTGCTTTTCTTTGAACCATCTAGCACCACTAACCGCTAGGTGCGTGCAAGGGGGATGTGCAATCATTAAGTCCCATTTCCAACTAGAATTATTTAACCACCATTTTATATCACCTTCTAAATGCTGCCCACAATATTCATTGTCACACGGCAACAAGTCGCACGACCAGGCGTCATGTCCGCGTTTGCGGAAAGCTTCGCGGACAATGCCACTAAATTCACAAGCTATCAGGACTTTCATAGATTTATCCTATTTGCTTTAACTGGTTATGTCAACTGCGACTTTTACAGTCGTTAGGCTGAAAGTAGTCTTCTAAGGTTTGCTTACACTTTTACGTATGCTTAAGTACTTGTTCTCTCTCTTCTTCTTATATTTCTTATATTTCTTAGGAAGAAGTAATGTTAAGACTATTTATACAATGGAGTTATTAAGTATTGCTACTAAACAATTATCTAACAATTAAAATAGAGGGGGTATAGGTGTGCCCTACGTAAGAACCTAAGAAAATAAGAAACGCTTTACTTTCATACACTTATCTGTAAGAAGCCCGTAAGAAGCCTAAGAAGTGTCTTTTATATCACACTGTAAGAAACGTAAGAAACGTAATAAACGTAAGAAATGTAACCTCTCATAACTACCAACTATTCCTTTAATATATCGGTATTGCTAACGACAAATGCCTTTTGAATTGTCCCGTATTTATCTACAAGCTGTGCTCTGCCAACCTCTCTTATCTTATCACTATCAACTAGCGTCTGCATTGCCTTCTTTAGTGCATTGGTTGCACCAATCTTATCATTCTTAAACGCCGCATTGTTAGCTAATCTCTTGTTGAGATATACATAAGGAATAACCTTCTCATAGTGCATTTTCTGATGACTGGAATACTTAGAAACATAATCCCAATCCTTGACAACGTATTCACGAATAACACGAATCATCTCATTAATCTGTTTTATCTCTTGTGTATTAGCTCCAATTTCACCAGATTCAAACTTACTCGATAGCATCTTAATATCACGCTCAATCAATCCCATTGACCATTTAACAAGTTCGGCCGTAATGATTGGATCATTCATATTAACACCAACTGCTAATAATCCAGATAAACGCATTACTTTCATGTGGGCACGATTCCACAATTCCGCTATAACATCATCAGAGGAGAAATTTATTTGCTTAGTTGTTTTCTTATCATAATCACGCAGCATTAACCTTGCTTCATCGTCGCAAGCAATAGAAATAACTGACTTTTTATACATGATGGTTTCGCAATATGCAACAAGCGATGCAAAACGTTCAACCAACGGCATGGATGGCTGAATACTTTCATGACCTTCGTTTAGCTCAACTCTTTCGCCGCTATATTCAATAATTAAAAATCTAGGGAGAAGTCCCATTGAAATCATATCTTCATTGAGTATTGAATGAAAAATCTTTGGGGTACTTTCTCCGACAATTGATAGGGCTGGATTTTCTGTTAATCCAACGCTATCTTCTGACTTAGAATAGATTGAGCCTTGCAACGTTTGCCCATGACCTGACTTATTGTATAGATCGAGTAACATCTGATAGAGCATCTTATCTGCGGAGTTAGCATACTTATTACTAATGCGATCTATGGTGATTCCAAATTCACCAAGAACAGAAACAAAGCAATTGGACGTTTTAGCTAGATGCTTGACCAATGCTTGACCGCTATTGATAATGGCCGGACCACGAAAACGCGGTGACGTTGGCACTTGCATTTTAATTGAGTTCATTAGCTTATCAATACCGGATGCTGCCGACTCTTTGCCACGTCCTGTCTTAGCCAATAGCAGGACGTATTGATTAAGTCCGGTGCCACTGATATTGAATGCGCGACCTGTGACGCCAGCCATTAGTCCTATCGCTGCGGCCAATGCAATTTCTGGAACAGGGCGCGGAGCGGCTTGATAGATAAATTGGGCGATTTCGCCCAGGAGGCCTGGGGGAAGGATTAGAGAACTAGACTGATTAGATATGGATAAAATAACATTATGCACAACGCCATTGATAGGAATATTATTGTTAGAACTTGACACATTCTTTTGAATCTGATCATTTGCCATAGCCTTATCAATCGCTATCTTAAATCCATCAAAGTCGAGCGGAGGCAGCATTCTATCGAATGATTTATTGATCATCCAATTGAGATAGTCGTTCCTCTTAGCCTTGTCTCTACTTCCCAACTTAGATTGTCTGAAAATACGTTGTATTTGATTTCTATTTTGCGTATAAAAGGCCACAATATCAATAAATGCAAAATCTGCCTCAGATTGAGATTTATAGTTACTTTGCCATTCGCCCTCATTGAGAAGTTTAAATTTTTCTCCATTTGCAGCATTAGCGGCTTGTTCGATAACTTGCACGTCAGTTTGCTTTTCACTGTCATCACCTTTGAATATGTGAATGGCTGGCGCACCAGCGCCCATTTGCTCCCACAACTGCATCAGCATTGATTGCCGTTCAACAATTGGTCTCGATTGGCCCGTTGAGGGGTAGACATTACCAGTCATCGTAAAATAACGCTGACTGGAATAGATTTCGATATTGGAACGACGACGGCCTTGCGGCACTATGCCCTTGACTACAACGTGTAGCCCTTTGCCAGACGGACTAATTTCACTATAACTATCGAACTCATGATAAATTTTAATCTGACGGTCTAACGCTACCTGATCGCCGGCGGTATCGTCTAAATCAATGCCCGAAAAAGGATCGCTATCACTGAAAACAAATCCCAAACCGTTATAGTCGCCAACAGCATTAAGAGCACTACCGAAATCAGTCCAAGTGTGAGGATCGGTAACGCTGGCGTGTGTTCCTGTCTTTGCATTGTAAGGCACCTTAGTTGGTTTTGCTGCGCCAATATCTTCGTATTTCCATACGATCCATTGTGGTAAAGACTTTAATTCATCAGGAATGTTGTCATATTGAGAAGATGACACAGCCAACCCCGCGCAAAAGGAGAAAGAATGAGGCTAGCTAAGTGGCTTGCTCGGAATGCTGGCGCACTATAATTCTTAAAACTTCTGATATGGATAGGCGTTTGTCTAAGCGACGCTCTAGCTTAATGCGAGCCTCGGTTAACAGGCGGTCATCCTCGATTTCGAGATAAGCCACCACTCGGCGCAGTTCTGATTTTTTTGTCATAGTTCCGCCATAACCGACTAGGCTCTGCGTGTCAACGTGAATTTTGTGAACATTGTGCTTGACACGTCTTTTTCCATAGGCTAGACCGTCAATCGCTTGCCAACGATCCCTTGCTCGGCAAGCAGGCTGTACCGGCAACCTTAAGGCGGCGATGACTCATGCATTGGACTGCCACCGGGGAGTTACGTCCATGCTGCGGTGCTGGGGCATGAAAACGGCGAATGCCTTACTTAATAAGGCTACCGGCACAACAATTCCTCGAAAGGGGAATAGCTAGCTTGATGTTCGGCTATTAACCATGAACCCGGGTCAGGCATACCGTAAGTCCTAGGGAAGGGTCGATAAATCGACTGCTTGATACCCGCAATGCCAAGCTAGCTTTAATTATTTGGAGATCAAATGAAACTTCCCTATTGGATTCAAACAGGAAAGCATTTCATTTGGTATCGAAAAGTACGCGAATGCCGCGATTACTGGAATGCACGTTGGGTTCACTATTTGACAATTGGACCTAAAACTTTCAAATGGGAAACCAAATGACTACAAATAAATCACGTCTAGTTAAAGTTAAATCAGCCGACGAACCGTGGAATTACATTCATCTAGTTGATGGCACAGTCATTACGACACGTCACATTGTTATTGGTGTATTGCAAGTGCTAGATGAAAGTGGCAATCCGATTGTCGATGCAACCGGAGCAATTCAATATGGTGTTGCCTACAATATCATTGTCTGCGTTGAAAGCTCGCCGATGATTGAGGAAAGGCAAATTGATATATCTCCCGGATTGCGTCCCTTGTTAAAGGTGAATTAAAATGACCGAATGGGGAACCGGCTGGAATGTACCGCCACAAATGTTAAATCCTACGGCGCCACCTAAAAACCCATGGGACTTGCTAAACCAAGATCAGTTGCTAATGGAACACGACGCTTTGCAAAAGCAAATTGCAAAGCTAAAAGAAACTGAAATGGAGTTACGCAAGTACATTGTCGATAGGGCGTTTCCGAATAAGCATGAGGGAATGAATACGCTCGAATTGGGCAATGGCTATGAGTTAAAAGCGAATATAAAATTTAATTACAAGCTGGCTGACAATAAAGTTGTGGAAGATTGCTTGGATCGTATTGCGCTAACGGGCAATCAAGGGGCATTCATTGCCGAACGCTTAGTGTCCTGGAAACCTTCATTCCTTGTAACAGAGTACAGGGTGTTGCAGGAAGAAGCTAAAGAAGGTTCGGACGCAGCTAAGGCAATCTTGAAGATTGTAAACGATGAAATGCTTGTAATTTTAGAAGCGGCGCCAGAGTTAAAGATTAAAGAGCCTCGAAAGGCTAAGAAATAAATGCAACAATCTGATCTAAGGCCCGCTAAAGTATTTGCCCAACAGTTTGGGGTTAAAGCTATTACATTCGGTGGCCCTGGTAGCGGTAAAACGCCCATTATTAACACTTGCCCGCGTCCATTATTATTAGCCACAGAACCCGGACTGCTATCAATGCGCGGCAGCAATGTGCCCACATATTTAGGATTCGACACCAAATCGATTGATGACTTCTTTGCTTGGTTTTTTAGTTCAAATGAAACTAAAAATTTTGATACGTTGGCTATTGACAGTTCAAGCCAAATGGCGGACACGTATTTGCAAGGCGCATTAAGCGGTAAAAGCAAAAGTGGCAATAAAATGCACGGATTGGCAGCTTACGGCGAAATGGCAACCGAAACAATAAAGCACCTTCGTCCTCTTTATTATACTCGTGAAAAGCATGTCTATATGATCGCCAAGGAAACAGTTAGCGATAGTGGATTTAAAAAGCCGTATTGGCCTGGACAACAATTAAACGCTGACGTTCCATTCCTCTATGATGAAATCCTTCACCTAGGAATCCATAACGTGCCGAGTATGGGACAAGTTAAAAGCTTCCAATGTCAAGGATCAATTGATGTTATGGCGCGTGATCGCACGGGGAGCTTATCGAACTATGAGCCGCCGGATTTTGGCGCGTTAATCAAGAAATGTATGAGTTAAACATGCCAGACGATTATGTATTTCCAAGCACTCCTAGTGAGAAAGTTATTCACACTAGTAGCGGATCACAACTCACGTATGATAAACTAGCAAAGGAAAGACCAATGAACGATAGGAAAGAAACGGAAGAAAGAATGGAATTGCCGAAAGCGTTAAAGCTGGAAATCACAGGCTATCGCAAACTGAATGAGGAAGAAACCACCTTAATTAACTTGCGCAAGAATGAAGCAATTCAGGTAGGAGAAATTATCACCAATCTTGAAACACGAACCGATATTGACAAACGCTGGCTCGCCATCGCCAAAACCGATTTACAAAAGGGCTTCATGGCTCTTGTGCGAAGTATCGCTAAACCCGAAACCTTCTAACGGAGAACAATCTATGTCAGGTATTCTATTCAATGCCCGTGACCACCAGCCCCAACAGGGCGGTGGAGTTGCCCACCCTGTTGGTACATTTGATGCTCAAATTACCAATACGTCAGCGCAAAAGACTAAGGACGGTTCCGGTACAATGTTCGTTGTTGAGTTAACGACACCGGGCGGTAGAACCAAAGCCAGCAAGCAGTTGAAATTGCCAATAAGGAGTTATCGGCATTATGCCATAGTGTGGGCATTTTCTCAATCTCTGCGCCGACTGATGCCCAAGGCAATTTGGACATGCCTAATGTTGGCAAGGAAATGCGGGGTTCCAGGCTGAAAATTGAAGTTGGTTTTCAGATTGACAAGGAAACCAAACAGCCTACAGCTTATACCGAAGTCAAAAAGGTGCTGGACGTACAAGGCAATGAGCCTGGACGTGCGGCAGCAGTGCCACAGCCTCAGCAGCAACCCGTTGTTAATCAGCAGGCGCCACCCGCTCAGAACGGGGCATGGGCAGGCCAACCTCAAAATAACGCACCAGCTAACGGCGCTGGCGGCTGGCAACCGGGTCCAACGCAGCAGCCTGGACCGGCAGCACAGCCGGGAGGCTGGACGCAGCAGCCGACACAGGGCAATCAAGCGCCGCCTTGGGGCAATCGGTAACCAGAGCCAATGCGGGCTATCGCGCGATCAGCGGCTTAACACCGTAGGCCAACAGACCTGATAGCTAACTTAATTAATAGGGCTTCAGCCCTATTATTTTAAATGGAGAATGAGAAAATGCCATACCAACATAGAATATTTGTAGCATTCTATGATTAACCTTTCCATCCCCGAAGATCGCAAGAAACTATCCGAACAAATAAAATCGGATATAGACGAATATTGTAAAAAGAAATACAATGAAGCCACGCCACGCACTCATTTAGGCGCCAGCGAAATGGGCGAAGAATGCGACCGTAAGTTACTCTATAAATTTCGTTGGGTTAAGCATGAAGTTCATGAAGGTAGGGTGCAACGACTGTTCCAAGTAGGGCACGATGCAGAGCCTAGATTTATTGAATATTTAAGAGGGATTGGGTTTGAAGTTAAAGAGTTTGATGAAGATGGAGTACAATTCAGAATTTCAGGCTGTGACGGCCATTACGGTGGCTCGCTTGACGGTATGTGCAAAGCACCAGCCCATTATCAAATTAATGAAGATTTGATATTCCTAAACGAGTTTAAGACCAATGGAACAGGGGCAGGATATTCTGGAATTGCCAATAAGGGCGTTATTAAAGAAAAACCAAAACACTGGAAACAAATGTGTCAATATGGCCATCATTACAGGCTGCGCTACGGTCTATATCTCATCGAAAACAAAAATGACTCTGATATCACCGTCGAAATTGTTGAACTTGACTGGAATATCGGAATAGAGTTAGAAAAGCGAGCGCGAGATATTATATCGGCTAAAACACCACCGCCTAAGATTAGCGAAAATCCTGCTACGTTCGATTGTAAATTCTGCTTCGCAAGAGACATATGCCACTATGGCGAACCTGTTCAAATCAATTGTCGCAGTTGTCGCAATGCTAGTGCGGCGGAGAATGGAGAATGGGCTTGTGCGATACACGGGCAGATACCAAAAGATTTTATAAAGACTGGCTGTAGTCAGCACGTTTCGATAAATGGAGAATGAGGAATGAAAATGCGTGCGATAAAAATGCCATGATCACCCTCCGCCCATACCAAGAGGATGCGATTGATTCAATTTGGGATTACTTCCAGAGCGGCAATACCGGCAATCCGTTAATTTGTCATCCTACTGGCACGGGCAAAAGCGTTCTACCGGCCGTATTTATCGAAAGAATAATTAAAGCATGGCCAACCCAAAGATTTCTTCTAATAACCCATGTCTCTGAACTGATAAAACAGAACGCGGAAGTTCTACAAGCAGTGTGGCCACAAGCTCCACTTGGCATTTATTCATCTGGACTTAAACTAAAGCAAAGCGCATTCCCAATCGTCTATGCGGGTATACAAAGCGCCATTAAAAGTCCGACGTGCTTCGGCCATCGCGACCTGATATTCATTGACGAAGCCCATCTAGTCGGCATTGAAGAATCGTCACGCTATTTAACATTCCTCGCTATTATGAAAGCGATTAATCCGCACGTTAAAATCATCGGGCTAACCGCAACGCCTTTCAGAATGGGCCAAGGGCTGCTCAGTGACGTTATCGTTGATGAAAACGGAAATAACAAAAACATTTTTACAGACATAATTCACGACTTGACCGGAGTCGAAAGCTTCAATCGCCTGATTGCTGAAAACTACATGGCACCACTAATACCGCTACGGACTAAAACCGAAATTGACATCAGTAATGTGGGCATTCAAGGTCACGAGTTTATAGCAAGTCAATTGCAACACGCCGTCGATAAAGAAGAAATAACCTATGCGGCATTGCGCGAAGCGGTTGAGGCTGGCCAGAATAGAAAAGCTTGGCTCATATTCGCTAGCGGCATAGAACACTGTGAACACATTGCCGCTCAGCTTAATAGTTTTGGAATTGATTGCGCCGCTGTTCATTCTAAGCAAACTGACGAATATAACGCAGCGGCAATTGCGGCTTTCAAATCTGATAAGCTGCGCTCAATTGTCAGCTTTGCCAAGATCGCAACCGGCTTTAACTATAATGACGTTGACTTAATTGTTGACCTAAACCACACAATGAGCATTCCAAAACATATTCAGAAACTAGGACGCGGTACTAGGGTTAAGTCGCAAGCCGATAACTGTTTAGTTTTAGATTTCGGTAAGAATGTTCCGCGTCTTGGACCAATTAATGACCCGATTATTCCACGACGCAAAGGGGAGAAGCAAGGCGACCCTCCAGTTAAACTTTGCGATAACTGTGGTGCCTACAATCATGCGTCAGCGCGGATCTGCTGCCAGTGCGGCGAAGAATTTATTTTCAAAACGAAACTTGTTGCAACATCTGGCACAGATGCTATAATTAGGTCCGACTTGCCAGTTATCGAATCCTATTCAGTATCTCGTGTCATCTATTCGCCGCATAATAAGATTGGTTCCCCACAATCAATGAAAGTGACTTATACATGCGGAGTCCAGAGCTATCGCGAATGGATTTGTTTGGAGCATTCAGGATTGCCAGGAAAGCTAGCACGCAATTGGTGGAGATTGAGACATAAAGGTGATCCGCCAACTACAACGGCAGAAGCGCTGCGGCATATGTCCGAATTAAAAGTGCCGAAGAAAATTAAAGTGTGGTGTAATAAAAAGATGCCTGAAGTGGTAGGTTACGAATGGTAACGCCTAAACTCCGCATTGACGCCCTATATGATATCCAAACTGCGCTGTATAATGCCATCCGTGCACTAGATCAGCCTCTATATCGAAGTTGTTTAAACTGTATGAAATTTAATGAAAAAGCTGAATTGTGCGCCTTGTGCAATCAAAGGCCACCGGCTAAAGTTATCGCGTATGGCTGCGATCAATGGGAAGACGTAAGAGAGGTGCCGTACTAATGTTTAGATGCACAATCCCTTATCGTCGTTATAAAAAGAAATACAGCCAGCCATATTTAGCAGTTTCACAAGAATACAAAAGGCTAATTAAACATATTCAAAAGGCCATAGCTAGCAATAAAGAAATACAATATGAACATACGATATTATCGGATGGAAAAAGTTGGTACGTTAACAAATGGTATGATCAAATCGAAGTTACCATAGAATGAGCAAAAGACCACGCCAACCAAAACCAACTCAAAATGAATCTTCTCTACTTTCCGCCCTTCAATTCTGTTCTTTGGTGACTAAAAAAGAAGGTGCTGCGCCAGACACACATATTCTATTGTCAAATCATTGGGCAGTTGCATTCAATGGCATTCTCGCGGCTGGATGCAAAATTAATGAGGATTTACATTGTGCTCCCAATGCGGAGTTAATGACTTCCGCATTGTCTAAGTGTGGGGAAAACCTTTCAATCACACAATTAGATAATGGACGATTGTCGTTAAAGTCGGGCAAGTTTAAATGCATGGTGCCGTGCATCGACCCATTGTTACTTTCGATTGCAATTCCTGACCCTCAACTCGCCATGATAGATGACCGTTTTAAAGAGGCTGTGGGGGCCGTGGCTGTTTTGGCGAGCGAGGGAGGGCAGAGCGTTATAACCGCATCAATATTAATGGCTGGCGCTTCTGTTATAGCCACAGACAGAAAAGTCATGATAGAATTTTGGCACGGCATTGACCTGCCATATGGCATAGCTCTGCCAAAATCTTTTGCTGTGGCGCTCACTAAGATTTCAAAAAAGTTAACCGGATTCGGATTTAGTCAATCAAGTGCAACATTTTATTTTGAAGATGAAAGCTGGTTGCGTACTCAATTCTACGCCGAACCGTGGCCTGATGTTAAAGGCATATTAGATAGAAAATGTAATGCGTGGCCAGTTCCAAATGATTTTTGGAAAGGCTTAGACGCAATCGAGCCATTTGCCGAGAACGATGTTGTATTTTTTGATAGTGAATTGATACGAACGCACGATGATGAAACAGGCGCCACCTTTGAAATATTTGGACTGGTTAAAGGTCCAATATTCAATATTAAGCAATTAAATTTGATTCGTACATATGTAAAGCAAATAGATTTTAATGATAAGTTGACACTTTGGTTTGGAGATAGATGCCGTGGAGCTATTGCGGGAAGAAGTTAATGGCTCTTTCGCTAGTCGACGTGATTCAGCTCGGACCACTAAGCCTATCCACCATCTATTGGCGCCACGAAGTCGCGATTATCGAATAGGTGGACGACAGCAGATTCCGCGAATGGTCAAGGGTCTGCCGGTAACAAGCGACAAGCGGCGTAATGGGGAAGCGAGAACCGTTCAAGCAACCCCCGCCCACCTTCGGCTGGAACTATTACACCGTTGATGCGAAGTGAACACGAAGGGCCACGTTATGACCGATCCCGACCTGTCTGTAGGCTCGCTCAACGATACGACGCCGTTTGAGACTGACATGAGCAAGCAGCGTTTCCCCGGTATCGCACGGGCCGCGCTTGAGATGTCTTACGCTAACGGAGGCGTTAATTGCGGCAGGCGCGAAAGTGATGTGCTAGAAAAGCTGGAGCCAATCTTGGCCGAATGTGATCTCGCGATGGACCTGCCAGAAATAAGCAAGTGGTTAGACGCGCTTTCCAGCGGGGACATGCTGACACTGGTCGATGGCGAAGAGAGCGACCAGCACCAAATCGTGACATGCGCGCCGAACGGTACGGACTCGATTCTCAACCTGATTTTTGACCACGTAGCTTAACCCCTCATCTGAGGCCCGTTATGACCCACACTCCCGGACCGTGGAAGCCCTTCGTCAATAACAGCGTCGTCGCTGTGATGAAGGGCGGCAGTCGCAAGGAGGTCATCAAGTGGACCGGCTTTGACGGTTCGGATTTTCCGAATGACGTGGAAGCCAACGCCCGCCTGATCGCCGCCGCGCCTGATTTGCTGGCGGCGCTCAAATTGGTTGACTACGATGTCCGTCACCATTTGCGAAACGACGACATCGGAACTGCGCTAATCCGCCCGCACGCAGTCAAGGCCGTGCGCGATGCCCTCTCGCTCATCTGAGGCCCTCCTGTCAGCCTGACACTCAACAGAAAGTGCTCCGACAATTGCTAAACGAAACCGGCCGACTAACTCTCGACAGTAAAATCAAGCTAAAACCTCCCATCATTCGCGAACCAATTCCCTTTCAATTAGCGACCGAGGCCGAAATTATTTCTGGCGCTGGTGGCACACTCATTGTTGACACAGAATTATATAATAATTTTTTTCTAATTCTTATGAAAGATATTAGCACCGGCAAATTGATAAAAATCACGCTAGATAACTTTAATCCCCAAATGCTTAGTTGGATATTACATGCCTATACAACAGTCGGTTTCAATTACTATAAATATGACTTGCCGGTTATATGGACTGCCCACAAATATCAAAACTTAAGGAAAATACGCCAAGTTTCCGATGCGATCATATTACATAATACTTGGCCGACCAATTTACAAAAGGAATTTGATTTCAAAATCCATCCAACACCACATATAGACCTGATCGAACTATGCCCCGGTCAACACAGTTTAAAGCTCTATATGGGGCGATTACATTCAAAGCGCATTCAAGAATTGCCGTTTAATCCCTATACCGAATTGACCGAAGAACAGAAAACGGTAGTTACAGATTATTGCCACAATGATATTGTGGGCACACAAGAATTATTTTTGCACAATCGCGAGCGCATAGAATTGCGCGAGGCATTAGGCAAAGATTTTAAAATAGATTTGCGCAGTAAGAGTGACGTGCAAATGGCCGAATCAATGATAGCTAGAGAGATTTACAGCATAACAAATCGTTGGCCAAAAAAAGCTGATATAGAGCGCGAATATAGTTTCAAATATGATCCGCCGCCTTATATAAAATATGCCACGCCACAACTTCAAAAGCTATTGATGGACGTTTGCAATACGGAGTTTCACGTTGAATCAGGACAACTTTATAGACCAGAGATATTCAAGAATTATTTTGCCGAAATAGATAAATTCAAATTCAAATTTGGCATTGGCGGCTTACACTCGTGCGAGGAAAATGTTAGCTATAAAGCTGACGACGAGTGGATGATAGTTGATCGCGACGTTACTGGATATTATCCAAACATTATTGCAAATCTAGGGTTATATCCAGAACAATTAGGCGCTGTGTTTTTAGATGTTTACAAGAAAATGAAAGTTGATAGAGAATATGCAAAGAAAAATAAAATATTTACTAAGGATAAAGGTTTAAAAATTGCATTGAATGGAGTTAGCGGCAAACTCAATTCGGAGTATAGTATTTTCTATTCGCCAAAATGCTATTTGCAAATGACGCTCACAGGCCAATTGTCAGTGCTAATGTTGGCCGAAATGTTGCAATGCCAAGGAATGCAAATAATCAGTGCCAATACTGACGGCCTTGTCATCTATTGTCGCAAAAATGATTATGAAAAATTACTCTATTGGATTGATTATTGGGAAAAAGAAACCTGCTTTCCTACCGAAGAAACGTTATATAGCTACTATTATGGCCGTGACGTTAATGCCTATTTCGCCGTCAAGACTGACGGAACAGTCAAAGTCAAAGGACCATACAGCGAAGTCGGATCACAAACAGGGACGCGATTGGACAACAATCCGATAACTTTAATTTGCTCAGATGCTATTAAATTGTTACTTGGAAAAAATATTCCGATTGAAAAGACCATAAAAGAATGCAAAGATGTAACTAGATTTGTGATTGTTCGTAACGTGACGGGCGGTGCCCACAAAAACGGTCAGTATCTCGGCAAAGTCGTAAGGTGGATTTATGGAAAGAATGAGTTTGGAACGATCAACTATGTCAAGAACAATAACAAGGTGCCAGATTCGGACGGAGCAATTCCGCTTATGGATTTGCCGGATCAATTTCCGAGTGACAAGATTGATTACGAGTGGTATATTAAAAGAACGGTGGAAATGTTAACAGAGATAGATTATTACAAGCGGTCTAAGCAGATGACGTTTTTCTAGCCCCATTTCGCATAAACGTTTCGCCTGAAATGCTTATGCGCATACCGTCGTAAATTCATCCCATCGTCAACATGTCCGCAGTCACGAAATGAACACCCATCCCTAAGCCCGTGTTTCGCCGCTAAAGCTGCCACATGGTACATCGGCCCTGCCGTCTTACCCCATCCTCGCTGATCAATATCACATGCCGCGCCAGCGTAATGCCGACTGTTCGGGACATGGCCGCCACTCGCATAGCAGCCGATATGAGAGGGCCTATAGCCATTAGCTACAAGGTCCGCGATAAAGCCTGTAAAGCGACTGGCGACGCTAGCAGCGACCCGGATAGGGATTCCTGCGGCAGTGGCTACCGTCACAATTCCACCCGACGCCTCGGCATGAGCCATTTCGTGAATTGATGGTGCGGCATGATGACGCACATGGCGATGGCGCTTAATGTGACGATGCTTTACATGATGACCCGGCTTCATTTGAGCAAAGCCTGGAATTTGAGGCTCGGCATGAGCAACAGAGCTAAAACAGATTACCAATATTCCAATTAAAAGTTTTTTCATCACACCACCTTTTTCGTTCGTGCGTCTTGGGCTGCGTTACGCAACTGTAGCTGCTTTATTTGTTCACCCAATGACACATATCTACTTTCGTCTTTATCCTCATGATCATTCATTTTAGTTTCTATTTTAGTTTCTAGTTTTTCCATTCCTTTGTAGAACGAGCTTCTATTATTGGATAGTTGTGTTGAGAAAAACCAACCTAGCGTCACAGCACTAGAAATTACAGTTAACCCCAATCCGGAAAAGGCAACAATATGTTCAACAGGTATCCCCATAATAAAAGCCTCATAGTCCAAATGGCGCCAATAGGGCAGGAAGCGTTAATGCTCCGCCAGCAATCTTAGATAATAATGTAATTACGTCTTGTTTCAATTCTTCGGCAAATGGAGCGCACGCCACTTTCAAAGGTGATCCTGGACGTAAAGCGTTGACCAAATCGCGATTACGTTGAAACGCCGTAATGATATGCGGTTCAGGCAATGCCGCCCCTTGCGCCGTCTGCTGTGCGTTAATCAGTGCAATCCAAGCGTCATAGCAATTAGATGCAATAGAATCGCCAGTTGCCTTTGCATCAGCTGTGGCGGCCTGTAAATCGGCCAATGCAACTTGCTGAATCTTTGAAATTAAATCTGGCGCGGCTGCTTCGGCTTGCCTGCCACCAACAGCCGCTTTAATATCTTCAATGGGGCGACCCGTTAACTGTGGTCGCGTTTGAGCAAATGAAGGTGCTGAAATTAGAAATAGAATGAGAACGATAAATAATTTCATGGCTTTGCTGCTCCAATTGCTCCAACTGCCTCATTCATAATCCTTTTAGCTTCTGGAATAGTCGGAGGCGGTGCCAATGGACCACTAGCGTTAGATGAAAAGCCATTTAGCGCAGTTAACAAAGAAACATTTATAAAAGAGATTAGACCCATCCATCCACTAACATAAGGAATCCAATCAGCAGGAACAACATTAGTTAAATGAATAGTACCCTGCGAAATACCTTGCGCAATAACGGTAATCACTCCTAACCAAAAAGTAATTTTAGGGTCAACTTTCATCTTTGCCACTCCACAAATCAATAAAATTTTGAATTTTGTGATTATCTCGAACTAAATCAGCAGAAATTATTGGATTACCGACTTGAATTAAAGGCTCGCGAGCATGCACATAGGGGTGTGTGGGCACAAGAGAAACCACGTCAAGTCCAAATCGATATTGGCGAACAGCTATCTTTTTTAAAGCGTATTCGCCAAGCGGAGACAAGCCACGTGGCGCATCAAAGGTAACGACTTCGGTAGGAGGGCGGCCATCGATTGTCTGTAATGCTGCGTAAATAGTTGCCATTACTCCACCGAGACTGTGCCCACACACATTATAATTTCCGTCTGGAATCTCAATATGTTGCCGAATATCGTTTACGGCAGTAAGAAAGCCTAATGGCATTAATCCCAATTTGATATGGGCAAACGAATCTAGCTCTAATGCTGGAATTTCCAATAGATCATAAAACCAATCCAGTCCAGTTTTAGAACCTGGAAAACAGATAGTTGGAAAGCCGTTAACGGTTCCTAAATAAGCCCTAGCATTCTTATTTAATCCTTGAAAGTCTGGCTTGCCGTCATATGCCGATTGGCAAAGTAGAGCATAGTTCAAATCTCTATTGATCATTTCCGACATTTAACTTTTCCCGAAGGTGTGTAACAACTTGACGGAAACCATCCTTTAGATTCCCACGAATAGCTAGTTATGACGTAACTATGCTTTACCCAATAAGCGTTGACTGGAAATGACACCATTGCAAAAGCTATTGCAATCCAAATTCTTTTTTCCATAAAGCTAATTCCCTGCGTCTTTCGGACAATCCATTGAGGCCGCCATTAAGCCGCTTAGTTTCATTAACAATGTCGTCTTTCTTAGCGAATGGTAAACAGCCACAAACAATCCAATCAGCAACACCACATTCAAAAGTGTGATCAGGATCAATTATCAATTTAGGATTGTCAATAATGTTAAAACCAGCATCATTTTTATCTAGAAACGCCTGAAGCTTTGCAAAGCCTTCACGTCCAGTCACTTGCGAAAGTCCAGCACCGCGATAATCAAAGCCATCTGTACTAGGTGGCGGCTTATTGCCCATTCGACCGCCATAAGCAATTTCGCCAATCATCTGTTGATTGTGGGCATAATTATTAGCCATTGAAACTGAGAAGTGACTTGGAAATATTTGAAGCAATCTTTGTGCCGTATAATTAAGGCTTTCAATCATTTCTAAGCCTTCTCCGCATTCTTCGGAGAATTGCGCCATGGCGTGAGCTACAACAAGATTAGAATCTAAGCCATACTTTTCGAATACTCTAGCTGACGAATTGGCAATGCCTTCCATTAAACCGGGAATATGTTGATTTCCGTTTGGCCAGCGCCGTTTCATTATATCTATGGTTAAAGGTTTCATTTTATTTCCTTAGCAGGTTATATTATAGTTTGCCGCGCAGCTTCGTGGACCAGTTCCGTTTGCTGTAGTGGCTGCAAAACCGTAACTTGCGCCAACGATCAGTGGTCCGGTGGCGTTATTCGTAAGCGTCGTGCTTCCGATTTCAGAGCCGTTTATGATGGTTGCTTTGGCCTTAGTTATAACTATTGGTGACGAAAATACCCCTCCGTGAATAGTAGTTATTGCTGTTGTGTTAGTCGTATCGTCGACATACAGACTATACGTATAAGTACCGGAAAAATCAGATACTCCAAAATGATTTTCGCATAACGAAATGGCGCACGCACCTTGATGAAACCCATATGTGGTGGCGGCGGCTTGGTCTATTTTTACACGCTCATACCAATTGGCACCTGTGCTATTTATTCCGCCCCCAGCGGTTCCAAATCCGGCAAAATATACATCAGAAATGAAACCGTCAACGCCAGCAGTTTGTAAGGCATAAGACCCACCCCATATATAACTATTTGTTAAATTAACAAGCCGTCCTGACGCTATAGTTACAGTAGGATTAGTTGCAGTAGAATGAATATCTCCAACAATAAATAAGTCTCTAATGCCAGCATTTACAGTTGTTGAATCAAATGCCAACGCTGTAATATCTAGAGTTCCTCCTGTCACAGTTATGGAGCTAACTCCAATTCCAGAACCTAGTAATATTACAGTTCCTTTTACAGTTAAAGTAGTTCCTATAATGTAATTTCCTGGTGGAAAATATACAATCCCACCAGTGTATGTACTATTCATATAATTGATTTGACATTGAATTGCCGCCGAATCATCCGTGGAGGCGTTGCCAACGGCAGCCGCGCAGCTATTAGCACCAGACTTAACGTCAACCCATGGTGCGCCAGAGCCAAAATAAGTATTGGCGTTAAATTTTTGAATTGCGGTCCATGTATTTGCATGAGCGAGGTTGATTGACGCCACACTAGCACCAGTGGTCGGCGATATTGTCAAGGTGCCATCTGAGTTAGAAATAGAAGCCACTGCGCCACATGCGCCACCCGACGCAATTAGGTTTCCACTCGCATCAATGCTAACACAATTATTATTAGTCAAAGTGCCAGAAGTGGTTGCAACTTTAGACGTATTGCCGCTAACAGCAGTTATAGATTGGCCATTAATACTAAAAGCGTTGCCAGTGCCAGCCGTATTATAGGTTTTATTTGTTAGTGTATCGGTGGTGGCTTTTCCGATTAAGGTGTCGGTGCTAGTTGGCAAAGTCAAAGTGCCAGTATTAGAAATAGTTGCTATGATAGGAGCAGTTAACGTTTTATTAGTTAGTGTATCCGCTGTAGCTCTGCCCACAATAGTATCGGTGGCCGAAGGTAGCGTCAATATTCCGCTTGCAGCAGCCGCAACAGCTAAAGTAGTAGTTCCACTAGTAGCACCGGAAATCTTAACAGTACCTTGAACACCACCGGCCAAGCCTACGGTTAAAGCGCCAGTGGCAATAGTGAGGTTTGGATTTCCCGATACGATAGTTGAAGAAGTGCCATAATAGGCGATTTGCCCAGCCGTACCGCCGCTAACAGTTCCGCCACCACCGCCTGTAGTGCAAGCTCCACCAGCGTCAACAAGATTTGCATTAGCATCAATACTGACACAATGACCACTTGTAAGAACGCCAGAAGTGGTTCCGACCGTAGCGGTATTGCCCGCAATGGCCGTTACAGATGCGCCGCCGATTTTAAAGACGTTGCCAGTTCCACCAGTATCAAATGTTTTATTGGTCAATGTGTCCGTTGTGGCGCGACCAACATAAGTATCAGTGCCTTGAAAAGTGATTGTTGAAGAATCCACACCAGCCAATGCAATAGAATTGGCAACTGAAAACGTCTTAGCGTTGGTTAATGTAAAAGTGCCAGTTGATGAAGTGAGCGTGAGCCCGTTAATCGACGTAGCTGTTGCAATACCTAAGCTCGGAGTGGCTAAAGTAGGACTAGTGTTAAAAACTAATGATCCACTTCCAGTCTCATCAGAAATAATGCTCAATAGTTGCGCAGAAGTTGTAGCGGCAAAAAATGAAAGATTATTTGCAGAAGTAGCGCAGGTTACACATGCAATATTGCCAGTTGTAGTAGTTATGGCTAGCGGAGCACTTGCCGTAACCGCAGGAGTTCCTGTAGAATTTCCCCATGTGATAATAGTGTTTCCTGCGGTTCCCTGTGCTGTTTGAGTGACATTCCCGCTAACACTACCCACAATGGTCAAAGCCCCACTGCTGCCTGTGGCACCAATAGTTAAGGTTGGATTAGACCATGTTAAATTTGGCGAGCCAGCGAAAGCGCCAGAGCTATTAAATTGAATATCGGTAGTATTGCCTCCTGGCGTTGTCCCCGCACCGCCGCCCGTAGAACTAATGACACCAGCACCACAAGTCATATTGGCGCCGCAAGTCAAGTCACCAACCATTCCCTGAATAGAAGTAACAACCGTTGACGTTGAAATACTAGCGTCAGTCAAAACCTTAATAACGTAATTCATACTTTCCATTGGCTGAAGTATATTCAACGCCGTTCCGCTGCCACCTAACGGCGTTGTTCCAGTCATAGAAGGTAGCGTAGAGGCTCCGGTATTTGTTACGCCAGAGTTAACTTGTACGGCGCCGCCGCTAGCACCAGAGTTTCCAGCAGGAGCACTATACGTGTGTGTATGCGAACCTTGTCCCGCCGCAATAGCAGTTGCGAGCGTGATCACTGGTAAATTAGCTTGCGCAATAGTTTGACTTTGAGTCCCGCATTTACCACCGATACTATCTGGCGAAGTACAAGACGATAAAATTGTTGAATTTGTACCGCCCATATTGGTGCGGCCAGCAATTACACGACCACGCAAATCAGGAACATTAAATGTAGTAGTTCCATTACCATTGCCAAATGGGAAAAATATTGCCGTCACATTAGAAGTGATATTGGACGGATTACTAGCGACAACAGTTGAAGCAGTTTTTGAAACTACAGTTGTTCCAGCGGGCATACACGATAATTCGATATTTGCCCCAATTGGAATTTGAGTAGTATCTGGAATTGACGAAATTGTAGTACTAGAACTAGTGCAAGCAACAGTATTGGTTAAAGTAATTGCGGTAAATAGATTAGCGTAAGTCGTTCGCGAAACCTCTTGACCATAAGCAAAAGCGTATTGCAGCGGCGCAACAATACCGGCCCATGGCTTGATTGAGCCAACTGCCGCACCATCGCCAACTAACGATGCCTGACCGGGAGCGAGAGTTGAGCTTGTCACCTTGTCCCAAATTGTATTTCCGTTCATGTCCTTTAGGACTTGACGATAGCTGCCACTGCCGAATATCTGTAAGCCGCCATTTGGCCTACCGGCAGCGTCCAAGATCACAGGGTTTGTATTGGGCGTTGTCTCGGCAGAATCCGACCATGTAGTTTTACGAGTTGAAGTGCTCGGAATATAAAAATCGACTGTGCCAGAAGTTACAGGATTGCCGTTAGAATCAAAGTATTGCTGAAGCGCATTAGGAAGCAGTGAAGCAGTCTGAGCATAAAGTTGCCCACACATAGCAAGGCTAATAATGAAGCTATTGAGTATAACGGCAATAATCTTATTCATAATCGGCCTATTATATATAGATATAGATGAAATACTAATTGGAATGGCAATAGCATTATTTTCTGGATTCGTTGGCGCTCTCTGTCAAAGCGACAGGCAAAGTAACCGGCAATCTTAAAAGACTATCACGCGAAAGTAAATTCCTTCGGTCGCGAACCTTCTGCACTCTATCTAAAATGTCAACTGCGTTATCGCGTTGCGCACCTTGCCGTGAAAGAATGTCACCGACGCCAGCAATCTTACTATCTGTTTTATATGCCCGATAGCTTTGCAATCCTCTACTTCCAGCTTGTTTAACTCCGCTAATTGTAGCGGCCACGGCTGGCGTACCAGCTATTAAATCTATGCCAGCACCTTTAATAAACTCACCTGGAATTGATTGGCTTGATGGTCTAACGCCCAACTCCTGCTGAATGGCTTGGATTTGTGCCGTCCGTGATCCGCCTTCAACTGTTCGCTCAGTTCTCCTAAAATTCAAACTATTATGAATAGCGTCTAATACATCTTCGGCATTTTTACCGTGCATTAGTAAGAATTTATCTCTATTAACTGATTTACGCTCAAATAATTTTTGAGCGGCATTTAATTCGCCAGTTGGACCTTTATCTAACATATCCCCAATGGCCGCTAAACTACCTTGCCGAATGGTTTCTTTAACCTCATCTGGTGCAGCAATATAAGTTCTTGCAAACTGATTATAATTGGTCTTATCGCTAAACGCCTCTTTGCCAATATCTAAGCCTTTAGCAACTTTCATTTCTTCAGCAAATTTTTCATCTGCCGCTTTCATTTCTGGAATTGATTTCAACTCCGCATTAACCTGCGCACGTATGTCTTTAATCTTACTTAAAGTATTTTTACCCATGCTTGACGTTGGCTCGCCAGCCTTTTCAATTAGGCTATCAATTCCAATTCTAACTTCATGCAAGTCTTTGGCACTATATTTTGGAACGCTAATGCTATTTCCTTGCGCATCCTTTTCATTGCGAAAAATATACGACTTAACCTCCTTCAATATTTTTGTTTTTCCGCCAACGGAACTTTTTAGCTGTTCATCGATACTATCTACAATCGGTTGAACGTCCAAAACCTTCGGAGAATTGTGAGCAAGCTTATAATCTCCACTCACTGCATTTTGCGCGTCTTTGACAATACGTTCTCTAGCAACGTCTAAATCAGGTTTGCCGCCTAATTTTTGCTCGAATAATGTTTTTGCGGCATTGTCAGCTTCGTCGGCACGGGCGGCGTAGCGCCCTTTTAAAAGTGACGAACCACTACCGCCTGACTTCGCTACTGTTTCGGTAACGTCTAACAACAGCGGATCAAGATCGGCGATTGTCGCATTAGGTCCAAGCCTATTCAATTCAGTTTTAATTTGCACTGGCGTTAAACCGGCCTGCTCAAATTTATCCAAAACATATTTAGAAGCTTCTGGATTTAATCCGCCAAGCTTGGCTGTTTTTGAAATGCCGTAATCTGTAATAAGCTTATTCGCTAATGACTTTCCGGCAATGGCCGCGCCTTCGAACGCAGGCCCTGCAACCACACCAGATAGCAAACCTCTACCAACATTTCGGCCCAATGATTCATCATTACCAGATGACGTTAACGCGCCAAACTCAGAACCTATTACACCGCCTTTGTAAGTAGCGGAAGTCAATCTATTGGCTAATGGTGCTAATTCTCTGACGCCATTATTAATTGTGGGCAAAGCTTTAGTGGCAATATCAACGCCTTTAGAAATAGTTCTCGCTGGCGTTAAAACGCTAGATGCTCCAATCTCGCCTAGCGTTTGTCCAATCGAATATCCCGTGCTAGGATTTTCAGGTACGGCTTTATTTTCTTCTTCAACTCGTTTATCAAAAGCCTTTTTACGTTCGGCACCAGGGCCAGTAACTTCGACTTGTCCAGTATCTAAATTAACTTTAGCGTTTGAATTTAATAACTGATCGAAAAAGCCGATACCTTTGCCCACACTGTTAGCGACGACATTTACACCGCGCTTGGCACCTTCAACTACATCTGGAATGGTTTCGCCTTGATGACCGATTACACTCTTGCGTGTATGTGCCGCAGCTGCTTCACCCGCCGACATGGCGCTATACTTATCAATTAGATTTTTAATATCGTCATCGACAACAATAGTTTTATCGGCAGTATTATCGCCACTGCCATACTTTCCTATTAGAGCGTCGTATTCACCGGCCACTTACTTATTCCCAATATCTATTAAGCCTTGCTTATCTACAACTTTCAACGACTTGAAAAACTTCTTAGCGTTAAATCTATCTGTTGGATTTTTGCTTTCGAGTTTTTTAGACATATCGGAGATTAATTGCTGTCGATCTTCAGGCGACATCCTATCTAATATAAATGCACGTTCGTCCATGCTTGCCGGAAATGTAGATCGGTGTTGCCCGTAATTGTGCATGTCGATTCGTTGAGTACCTTTTTCATCGCTAAATGCACCAGGTCTAGCCGCTTCAATACGATCTAGCGCAATTTGATCCTCAGTTAGCTTTTTTAAAGCTGGTAAAATCTGCACGTTTGGATTTGGACTAGATGCCTCTTTTAATGTTTGCGAAGCGTCCGAACGTTGCGCAGCGCCACTAGATGAAACATACTGATTTAATTTCTTAATAATCTCTTGTGTAATTGCAGTCTGATCGTTTTTAGTTTGAATTGGAATAATGCCTGCATTTTTCATTGCCGCAACAATTTGAGTAAACTTTGCCGTTCCAGGTCCGCTGTGCTGCAATTGATCCATTAAATCCAACGCTTGAACAGCCGGTTTAATTGCAGTCAATCGGCTAGTTGCAACCTCCTGATCCAATGCTAGTTGCTTTTTACCTTCTTCAAACATGGGCGGTGGACCGCCTGCTGTAGTGCCAGAAGCGCCAAATCGGCCATCAAAGCTTTGCCCCGGAGCGTCACTAGGACGTGGTTGTGGCATAGGAGGCGCTACAGGTAAACGAGACTGAGCAGGCGTAACCGTGGGAGCTTGAACCGAAGGCGATGCCCCAGGGGCGCTACCGGCTACAGGTAAGCCGGGTGATTGGGGCTGATTGGCCCCGATGGGCTGCTCGCGACCAGTCTGCTGATTAAATCCAGGTGTGCCGGGAGGCAGTCCCGTTGGAACAACCGGACCAGTAGCTGCAACTTGACCTTGCCTATTAGTAACAGGCTGTACCCCATTGCCCATATTTTCTAATCTAGGATTATCACCCGCATACCATCGTAGGGCTTCCATTCTTTGCAAAGCTAAGTCACGTGTAGAATTTATGTATTTACGAACAGCATCGGGGTCTTGCGCTAACTGTGATTTACCAGGAATACGAGAGACAAATTCCGCAAAATGATCTGGTGTCATCAATCCTAATTTTTGTAAATACTGTGCTCTATCCACAACTTTAGTGCTGTTTAAATCAGGATCGTCAGCCAATGCACCTAGCGCATTATTTACAATATCAAAATGCTTATTGGTTAATTCAAGCTTAGCACGATCAATCCCAATCTTATTAGCCTCTAGTCCCTGGTATTGCCCAAGCTGCTCCATAGCACTTTTTTGTGCTGGCAACTGCGGCTTTAAATATGACGACGTGTCAACCTCAGCCACTATATTTATCCATTTCTCTTGCAAACATATTTAATACGCCAAGGATGATTAATGAACAGCCTATAAAAATATTAAACATTGGCCAAAAAGGATGCTGTAATTGATCATAAGTCGGATTGACCATCCAAAGCCAAAAGATGCCAATTGATATTATAATGAAGCTTTTCATTTAGGCCGCTCCACTAAAGTAATTTCCGTTAGCATCATATCCAGCCGAAGCGCCACCCATTGTTGCACCAGGACCGGCATTGCCGGGAGTTCCACCAGAACCGCCATAAAGGCCCTTATATGCAGCATAGCCTGCGACATTGTTAGTGGCATTTGTTATTCCGGCCGCTGTCTGATTAGCCGCTGCCGCTTGCGCATTACCCGCACCGATCTGAGCACTTGCCGCAGTACCAGCCGCAGCAGTACCCGCCGAACCCGTTTGAGCACTGGCATTTTCGCCAGTATCAACCAAGCCCTTTAAACGATTGTAAGCGTTCGCTTGATTAGTAATTGCGTTATTAAATTGATTTTGATAAGTACTATCGGCCAATCCGGTTGCGAAGGTAGCCGCTCCTTTTAATGCCGCGCCAGAACTTCCCAATCCTCTAGCCGCTGCGCTATTTTGAACAGCCTTTAATCCTTGCGTCTGATTAAATTGATAACCTGGAGTTTGTTCTAACGTCGCTTGGTCCATCGTAATAGGCGACGTTAATTCAGTAAGACGATTAGTTAAATCTGTAGAAGCTGTTTGCCCAATATCGCGATAAGGCAATAAGTCCCCTCGCGTAGTATTATACATTGATAACGCAGTATTAGAAGCGGTATTGGCCGCATTAGTATGAGCTTGCGCGGCAGTGTGGGCAGCATAAGCCGTAGACGCTGCGCCGATTACGCCAGAGCCTATGATTGCGGTTGCTACCCAAGCCATGTTAGTTTTCCAATACGGGAATGACCAACTGCCCACAATGCTCTAAACATTCAACTTCACTCTGAGCAATAAAATAGGATTCAATTTTATCTAAATCTGTTTCATGAGTTCCGTGGATAGTCAACCAAACGCAATCCTCATGAGCAATTGCAATCCGCTTGGTTCCAGCCTCAGACACAACATGAAATGGTGCTCTAATTCGTTTGACTTCGTGCCCAATCAACACAGACATTTCGCCTTTAGTTAGAATATTAAACTGACTGTATTTATGAACCTTGCCAGTTAGCATTACACCTTTTGGTATATATAATTCTCTGACATAAGTTCCATATGCAAAATAATGTTTAACGTCTAATTCAACTTGCTTTTCTTGACGCATCAAAGCTTCAAGAGCTAGAACCTTTTCTCTCGTATTTAACTCATTAAATATTTGTGGGACGTTCATTCAATTCCCTATACATCATCCCGATAACATGAGTTATATTCTTAGCATTAACCTTATTAAATATATGCAATCTGTGGGCATCAATGGTTCTAGGACTGTTATTTAAAACTCTTGCCATTTCCTTAGTGGATAAGCCATCTAAGGACAATTCAATAATTCGTTTTTCGGCTTCGCTAAGATTATCTATTATCATAAATTTGGTAAGAATTGAATCACTGGCAACACCGAATAAGTCACTTTTACAATATCCTTAATAGCGACTGGAATTAGCTTAACTCCGGTAACGTCTATTGTGACTGTACCACGAATCAATGCAATTGTTGAAACTGTTCCGCCTATAACTGCAATTTGTCCAGGCTCTTTAGCCACGTAATTGAATGGCGAAACTCCAACTATTAAACTTACTGCGGCACTTGGCGCTTGCACGAATTGTTGAAAAAAGGTTGTCCATGGAGCTAATGCTAATCCACTTCTGTCAACTAAAGGTGCGTCAAGTCGTGGAACAATTAGGGCCATTAGGAACGCAACTTCACAGCATCCACAAACGCACCATTCAGTGCTGTTTTAAATGGTGCTGACCATGATAATTCAAAAACCCTATCTCGCGCCATGCCCAATCTATTCCAGGACGCTTGCGTTAAGAAGTCGCCACCAGAGCCTAGGGACTGCACCAAGGCTTGACCATACGTAATGCCGCCATCGTCACTAAATCGCAAAGACACAGGAAAGTCAACATTAGGATCAGGCGGATCGGCAGTGCCGACTTGCATTGACGCAATAAAATTTTTGTAAACTACGCGGTCACCATCCTCGATCATGTGAGGGAAAGTGAGGATGCGTGAAATTGGGTTACCATTATCAGTGTACGTGTCAAAATCTAAAATATAAATATTACCATTGGCATAATCTCCAACAATATTCAACCCTTGCCAGAACATAGCGCCATTCGCCAGCGGTCTACTAAAGTTACCGTTATTATCACTTGATAACCATTCGCACCATTGTTTAGTTTTCAATTCATAAAGCCAGCATTTATTTACACTTGGAAATATCAAAGCGTAAAAAGCATGGTCGGCGGTTTGAAAACAAAAACCAATAGCGTCTGCAATTGTCGCATATTTGGCGATCTGACTTGCAATATAAGGAGTTGATATTTCCTCAATATCATAACCAACACCTTTAACTATAATGCCATGGCCTTGCAAGTTTTGCATTAGCCAGAACGTTAAAACATCCTGAGTTACCGCCGAATAAGGTGCAGCGCAGCCATGATTAACGTAGGCACCTTGCACTTGTTGAAAGAAGAAATCTGCCGCGCCTGTACCAATCCAAATCTCAGTTGTAAGAGCGCCAATCAGCCATAGATTTTGATGAACAGTTAAAATAGCAATAATAGGATCAGCTGAACCAGCCTTGGCGGCAATGTCTAGCGGATCAAATGATGTTCCCGTCGTCAATAGTGTAAAGTCTACCAGCGAAAGCGAAATGTAGAATTGATTAGTTGCTGGACGGTTGAACACAAAGAATGTATCAAGAAATAACACAAAGTCAGAACCATAAAAGCTAGGATCGACAATTGTGCCAAAAGCATTAGAATTAATATCAATAGCATATCCGGTAGCCGCGCCATCGACAAGCACAACGGCCAAACCATTATCCGCCATATAGACTTGATTCGGCCTATCGGCGATGTTGCCCACAAATACAAGCGCGCCATTTGTCGCCATGAAGTAGACAGTTGGACCGATTACGATATACGCAGTGTCAATTGACGTTCGATACAAACAGCGGCAAGCACCATTACCACCGGCAGGAACAACGGCACTCGTAAAAAGCAACGTTCCAGGCGTAGGATATTCCGTAAATGGAAAAGGGCTTAGCGGACTTTCAGCATTGCTTTCCGCGTACAGATTAATACTTTTTTGCGCACTCGCAATAGGCGAACGCCCTTGATATGGATTACCGATTAGTGGAGTTTTCATAGCTTAGTAAAATGTTTAGTCCCATCTGCCGAAAGTGAATAGCCGTTTTCGGCTGCGTATTGAATATCGCGCAAATATGATTCCAACTTACTATTGAGAATTGCAATTGGATCATTTTTGTAAATTGGAACTTCGATAACTTCTTTAATTACATGAGGATTATTTACATTGCAATCTTCTTCGCTATACAGCAAGTCGTTATCCCAACTCAGTATAAAATCTTCATTTAAGTAGTTTGGCATGTCATCTCCAATTAATACCCGTCAGGATTCCACAAACTAAATGCCTTACCCTGCCGAAGTCCAGGCGGCATTTGCAATTCAGGAATTTGCGTATTGACAACCTTGATTGTATTTAAAGCAACCTTAGCCAAGCCGCCAGTTGACGGTTTCGGATCGACTTGATACATTGAACAGATGCGCAGAGCTAAATTATAATGCACAGCTTCCGCATATTCTTCCGGCATTGTAAAGACGGAATCAATTGTGTTCGGCCATCCCAAATCAGATTCACAAATCATGTGGATTGTATAGGAGGCATCTGGAATTGGCCAGATAAATAGATTGCCAAGATTGGCATTGTTCTGATTGTCGTAAAAGAATGCTTCTGGAAAAGTGTTTAAACTCTTGACTGTAATTCTAATGTAATCTTCATAGGAGAAGATTTGACTAAGTGGCAAGCTAACCGGAGTTCCACTTTGCGTGTTCTGAATGAAGTAGCCACCTTTGAATTGCCTTGGACGTGGTGTGATATTCCAATAGCCTCCCGGTCCAACGGTGTTAGAAATTGCGCTATTGCCTAACGTCGAATAGTCCGAAAGACTTGGAACCATCCAACGACGACGCTGCCATTGATTAGTTAAACGTTGAAGTAAAACAAAACAATCGTTAACATCTTCCGCTAATGGTGTCTGGCCGACACCGAGGATTTGAGCCTCTTTGAGACTCAATACGATGAAGTCCCTAGCTGTTTTAGCATCAAGAGTTGGCATAATTGCATTTCTGCCATGCACTTTTGCATGACGATTTCTGTTGAATTAAAGTAGCGAGTTATCTATAAATAATCATCGACATTGAAATGGAGCAAGCAAATGAACCTCAAAAATAACAAATGGCTACTGGATATTGAAAGTCGCGGAAAACTCGCTTTCAATAAAAATCTCATAACCAGCCACAAAGACGCTGAAAAATACGCACGTAAAACATACATGGCGGTAATCGAGCGTGAAGTTTTTGTGTCTGGTTGGAATATGGCCTTTTGGGACGAACAAGAGCGCGTCTTAAAAGCAAGCCGGATTAAAGAGGGGGCCTAGCCCCCTCCACTACTTCTTACCATCCCAACCCGGCTGCTTACTGGCATCCACCTTCGGCTTATCGGCAAACTTCTTCGCCGCCCTATGCTCAATGTGGGTAGCGTAATAACCCTCATCATTAGCAGCGGATTCCTCATCCTCATTATTTACAACGCGGCTCTGTTGTGACATTGAAGGATGCTGAAGCATCATCTTTCCCTTATCGTTCTCAATGAGAACCTTTTCGAAAAGGATTCCGCCCTTGTCATCAAACTTGTGAACAAACATAGGATATTTCGTATGTCCAAATTCGTTAATGATATTGGGGTTAACGCCGTGCTCAGGATGTGGATTGGCAACAGTCCATTCAGGATGATTACCGATGTTGGAATTGAAATCAGCCATTTTCATGTTCCTTTAAATGAAAAAGACGACGGGCATTTGCGACCGCCGGTCATGGGAGGAAATTAAATCTTACCGGCAATACAACATAACCACTCAGGTTTGACGTATAAGAAACCAAACAATACGTCAATTCTTGTAGCCAATTGATCAGAGTTGGGAAGATAATCGGTCAAGATACGAATGCTGATACCATCGTAATTAGCGCGAGCAGCTTCCTCAACGGCCTTCTTGGGCATAACCAAGTCGGCAGTTGCCATAGTAACTGCCTTCTGTACGAAGGCAATCGACTTTCGATATACAGAGCTAGCGGGAGTTGCCAGCACCATTGCCGCGCCATTGATTGGCGAGCTATCAACGGTCTGATATTGAACGTCAGCACCGCCGACAACACCACCAACCGGAGGCACCAAACCAGGATAGATCGGAATCGAAGTTCCGCCCGTTCCAACGTCAGCTGTTGCAACAAACTGTGCCAGAGTGCCGTTAGACTGCTTGGTAACGCGGTTAGCACTGTTCACATTAGCGAAGGTGAAAATGTCACCCTTCTTAATCGTGCCAGTAATAGCATTGACCGTAATGGTGCCACCAGTAAACGCAGTGGTTTGGCCACCGCCGTTTACAGTGCCACCAGCCGAAAAGCTGCCAGTGGTATGCTTGATGGCCGTCTGATCTTCAAACCAACGCTCATAGCCAAGACCGGACTTCATGCTACCAGTACGAAATTGAGCACTAATTTCCGGAGTAGGATTGAGCAAACCGGCCAAAGACGAAACCGCACGGGCATTGGCAAACGGATCAAGCACAATTCGGCGAGTCATCATATCGGCCGAATTAGTGGTGAGCGTGGCATTGCCCGCAAGGAACGTGTCCATGGTCGGGTCAATGATGTTGCCAGCGCCATCGACGTTGGAAACAAGATTGGACACGCCACCTTCCGAACCAAGCATGACAGTAGAGGCAACCTTACCAGCAAGGTTGTTAATCATTGGTGCCATAACGATCTCCGAATAATCGTCAATCGACATGGTGCGCTCGGCAGTGGTAAACGGCACAGCTACATTCTTCTGACTGGAAACAGTCAAAGTGGTGTACTGCTCATTAGTAGCCTGAAGCTGCATCGCCGGACCATCGGTCACGACATAATCGTTTGGCAGTCGAATGCGCAAGGTGGAACCAATCTTGGCGCCATCAACGGCAAAGCTGCCGTCGTATTGCGTATCCATATTCATAATATAGAGATTAGAGTTTTTGAATAATCGTACTGCTTCAGCGGTGATCATGTCGATAGTTAACAAAGAATTTCCGGCCATTGTGATCTATCCTTCAAATCTAATTTTGGTTAAAGTCATGAGTTAGTGAAAAATAAAAATAGCGATGTACCGTTTGCGCAAAAGGTAGCCATATTGCAGTCCAAATGGGAAATTGCTCGGCGCTTGACTGCCGAACGATTGAACAAGCCCGACGATCTATTTACAGCGGATCGTGCGAATCACGCATCTTCGAATGCCTATAATGCCGACAAACGGGCGATAGCTTAGAGTGCCCACACTAATGTGGACTTGTCAATCCTTTTTATGTCGATTTTTAGCGGCGATTGACATATTCAGGCGAGCTTCGTCTGACACCACGCGTCCCTTAAGAGAATCCGATATGTTTTGTCTAGCTTGTTCTGAGCGTTTACGCCCTGTGGTTTTAGCAATTCTATTTGCAATTTGTTCGTCACTTTGTTTACGACCACTATTGAGTTTATTTCCAAGCATCTTCAACCGACGCTTTTCTTTAGTAGCTTCAGATTGCTTGTGACCTAAATGTGATTGCCGCAACTTCTCTCTAGTTTCCTCACTCGCTTTAACACCAGTTCGATTGCGAGCAACCTTACAGATATTGTAACCTATATTTATATCGGTAGCGTTTAAACGTTAAATCCAATACTGCTCACGATTAATCAAATCGCTTGTATATTCAATAGCGTGAAATTGAAAGCAAGCTTCTCCGTAAGCATTCCAAGCGGCTTGCAGATGGCGATTGTGGTGATTATTCCGATTCAATTCGAGCCGATGCAATCACCATCTATCTTGAAATTCAACGGCACTTCCGACATACAACTTGTTGTTAACCGTATTGACAATCAGATATATGCCGGAATTTACCATTACCGATAACCTGCCGCCCTAGCCTTATTCCTAGCCTCAATCTGCGCCGCTCGCTTACGAATGAAATCAGGTGACAATGCTCCGCTAGCATCTTTGATTTCCTTATCCCTAATAACCAAATCATTGCTAGTCGAACTAGTCTTACCACCAAGCGGCGTAATCGGATCAGGAACCTTAGACAATTCCTTAGCCTTTGGCTTAGCGCCAGTCGTTATTTTATTAGAAATCTTACTTAGCTCAACTGCCGCCTTTGTGGGGTTCAATGCAATAATCCGTTCGTATTCGTCAACGTCATCTGCCAGATTGGCAAGCACAGCAGCGCCATTATCCAAGTCATCAAGGATGCCAATCATGTGACCAGGGATAGGCGCAACATCTTCGGCAATAGCTTTAATCTTTTTAATGAAGTCCTTGTCAATCTTTTCGGCAGCATCGGCCAGCCGATTACTAGCCTGCACAAATTCGCGCTCTGCGGCTTTAGCTTCAGCCTTTACACTAGCTCGCTTTTCAACTTCGTCATCATCGTACTTACCCTCCTTACCCTCTTTGGCGTCGGCAAGTTCCTTTTTGACAGCCGCTAATTCTTCTTCAAGCGTTTTACGCTTTGCGACTTCCTTGTCGATCTTACGTTGGATTCGTGCTTTTTCAGCGGTAGTCTTTGCCTCCGCTTTAGCCGTTTCCAATTCCTCTTGCTTTTCTTCAGAGGTTTCGATTTCTTCTTTTGTTTCGGTAACGGTTTCTGTTCCTGATTCTCCGCTTTTATCATCAGCGTCATTAGCTGCATCGGAGTTATCATCCGTCTTTGCCTCAACTTCCTCTTTCTTCTCTACAACTTCTCCATTGTCGTCCTTAGTTACAACGCCAGTAACAGTAACAAGCTTGCGCGCCTCAGCCGCTAATTCTCGCTCAGTTTTATCAGCCATATTATCTCCAATGCGTTGACCAATTAGTAACTTTTATATCCCGTCTTCTAACTTCAGCTTCAATCCTATCGCACAAAGCCTTGTATTCAGGATTGACATGATCCGTCATTGACGTATGTTTAATCTTTCTATTCTTCAATCTTTCAATGCGAATAGGGTCCGCAAGCTTCTTTTGTCTATTCTCGTGCATTGCGAGAATAGATTCACGATAGGCAATTAGCTCTGTGTCGGATAGTTCCTCAATATTCATTAACAAAACTTCTTAAGCGAACTCATTTTATCCTTGGCGACTTCCTTTACAGCCTTCATTAGCTGCGGATCGCTACGGTGCTTTTCCGCTCTTTCAAGATCGCGCATAGCATCCTCGGCACGCCATTTCATATCATCATTTGAGCGGACTGGCTTTGGATCATCATGGATAATTTTAACTGGAATTGGTGTCTCACTCGTGGGCAACTTATTATTTGGAATGCGTCCCTTTTTAGCCATAATATCTCCTAATGACTCGTTATTTTGCTTGAATTAAATATAACCGGTAAATCTCTCTTATCGCCTTTCGGCAACATCTTTTCCAACGCTTTCATATTCATTGTGTGCGGATCAATTGCGTCAAGATAAGGTTCGTTTGCCCGTTCGAGGTATGCGGCAGTGATCTCAGCTTTCATGTTCTCGTGAATGTCAGGACGGCCTAGCATATCCAAGCACAGTTCTATTGCCTTTGGCAAGAAGGTTAAAAACTTTGCTCGCGCGAAAGCTTTAGCGGATTTAAATTCCGAAGTCATGCCAGCCGAGCGGCAATCCTCGAAAAAAGTGCCCGCAAGTTCCCCCGCGACCTTTTCGAACAAGGTGTATTTAGGTTGAGATAAGAGATATTTTTTGTGTTTGTCGGCTAAGTTATCGGTCATTTGCGTTTCTCAAAAGGATTGTTATCGGTAGGAGTAAAAGTCACACCTGGATAAGCGCCACTAAACAAAGGTTGACCCTTTTTCATTACTACGTCTTTTAGCGATTGTGGAATGTCGATGTAGTGGATAGGACCATTTTTAGAATTACCAATATTATCTCGCAATTTATTCCACTCAACTTTTTGTTCAGCGGTCATAGGTTTTGAATTT